GCATGAACATAGCAGTATTAGAGCCGTATTCGGATAGAGATGAATTTGAAGAATTTAAATGGGATATAAAAAAATGTTTTGAAAATTATTTAGGTAGAAAAGTTTTAATATACTCTGATAATCATGGTTGGAATAATGACGAAGTATCTTATGAATTTATTTTAGATTGTCCTTACGATATCTTTTGGAAGATAATACCTAACTCTGATTGGAGTTTTAGTATAGGAACTTTAAATGGCAAAAAAGACGAGCTTTTATTTGAAGCAAAAGTTGGTTGTCATGACGGAACTAGCACATATAAATTACAGATAATTAATCAAGAGGAGGAAGGTTGAAGTCAGCAGGTTTTATGTATTTTTATTTTTCCTGTCATAACAACTTAGAGTGCAGTTGTCTGACGAAAGCACTCGCCCCTTGGTATTACTGCTTTACTTTGGCGGTATTCGTAAGTAAAATGTATTTAATAACTATTAATAAGAAAGGAGAAAGTTATGACTAAGAAAAAAATATACGTTGGAAAATGTATTGAGGTGGGCGTACCTAGAGTATGGGGTATGACCGAAGAAAAATGTAGAGAAGCTATGGATAGTTACACGGCTAACCATGTTCGAAATAAAGCATTACAGATGTTCGAATATGACGGCGACGATCCATACGTTGCTCTAGCTGACCCTATGGGAGGTAAACGAGTATGACCGATAAACTTAAATATTCAAAAAATGATTATGGTCATTATCGTGTTCGAGTAGATAATAAAGAATTTTATTCTTTACGAGAAGCAAGAGCATATATTAATAAGAAAGGAGAAAGTTATGACAGATAAAATCTATGAGTTTTATATATTAGACCCTAGAGCAGACGTAATTAGGAGAACTAATTACAGTGTTAGTAGCCCGAAAGGTAGTCATAAAATCTTTAGAGGTACAGTAGAAGACTTCCAAAAAGTAGAAGAACTCTATGGTGAGCTCTGGGCTAAAGTGATAGATAACCAACTAGGACTACTCGGCGACGAACATGCAGGAGTATTAACGGACGACCCGATATTACAAAACTGGGAAGGTGCCGAGATTATTGCCGTATATTTCGATACTAAAGTCGAGTTTTATGAGTTTTATTATTTAGGTGACGGTAAGTTAGAAGCAGTACCTACTGATCAAGGCGAAACGTTTGGAGTGACCGAGTCTGCTATTTACTACGACGAAGACGGAATGTAACGCACTAAAAGGGTTGACTCTATTATATGCACCACGTGGAGTTAGTACCATACTATATGATGCAAAGGTACCCTTAGAGTTGACTATCAAAGTCCTACCAAGTAGAGTCAATGACACTTGGTAGGCATTTTTAGAGACTTCTCTTAACCCCCGATTGTTTACGACAGTCGAGGGTTTTTTATTTATCGTATTAGTGTTTTTAAAAATAAAATTTTTTGTTCAAAGAAATGTTAAAAACTACTAATATCTCTAATATAGTAATAGAATCGTTCTGTAATGGTCTATATCATTGGATTCTTGTCTCTATCAAAAGTAATAGATTTTCTATTAGTTATTAGAAACATATGGTATGATTCACTAGAGGGCATGAGAAAACTATTTTATTTTGATATTTTCTATTATTATTGTAATAACTCTATTGGATATGAAACAACTGACTTACACGCAATTAATCCCTACCGAAGACGGTAAAGCATATGTTGACGACAAGGGTAAGACTTGGCAACCACTCAACTCGAAACAAAAGAAGTTTTGTAAAGAGTATTTGAAAGGTCAAACAGCTACCGAAGCTGCTATCAAAGCAGGCTATACAAAGGACAGAAAGGGTGCAAAGACACAAGGCAGTGTATTACTGAATCATAACCCAGTTGTACGAAACTACCTGATTGATCTAGAGATCGCCGCTTCAGAGAGGGACGCAGTTTCTCTAGAGAGTCATTTGTCCACGCTCCACGACCTGCGAGAAGAAGCCAAGGACCAAGGACAGATATCCGCAGCCATAACAGCCGAAGTGCATCGAGGCAAAGCTGGTGGACTCTACATCGATAGACGCGAGATACTGACTGCAAAGATTGATTTGATGTCCAAGGACGACATTCTCACTCGACTCGAAGAATTAATAAAGAAACGCTCTACTGAATCCAATGTCATTGAAGGTGACTTCAGGCAAACTGACTGAGTTCAAAAGAAGGACCGACCGACGGACCGAGGGATTTTGTTCCGTAAATCTTGTGTTTAATCCTAGACTGCTTTACTTTGGTATCAGTCCAGCGTATAGTAGTACTTAGATAGTAAAGCGGTTTTACTATCATTAACTAAAGAAAGGAGAATTTATTATGATAAATAAAAACTTTAAAGCAGGTGCCCAAAAGGGTTCGATTAACTATAACGAAAGAGTAACTTTAGTAGCTACTCCCGAGGGAAAATTTCCTCCCCAAGCTGGGAAAATTGTAGAGGCGTTACTAGCCGCTAAAGACTACAGTTTGACTGTAGGTGAGTTAGTTGGATTTGACGGTAGTAAAGAGTCGGCTTTAGAAAAAGTTGGACTGCAAACAGTTCAAACTCCGATAGCTATTTGGACTCACTACAAAGCTAGAATGACTAAGGAGGGTCTTATAAAAATCGGTTAAGTCCTTTTCGTCTTAAAAAGGGTGGCTTCGGCTGCCCTTTTTTTGTGCTCTACTCTATCGCTCTACTCTATCGCTCTACTCTATCCGTCGGTCTATCTTTTTATTACAGACAAACCCAGACACTGACCCGCACCCAACGAACGAGGGACGGACGGACGGACGGACGGACGGATTTAATTTAGGATTTAGGTTAGTTAGGTTAGTTAGGTTAGTTAAATTATATTTATAGTTAGTATTGTAATATTAGCTAGTTAGTGTAATATGTATGTATGAAAAATATAAATGACAAGGTTAGCACCCCTTCTAAAGGTGCAGGGGCTACTTCATCAAGTAGCGTATTTGATAAAATCTTAGCTATGCCTACAGGTGGTTCAAGTAATGGTGGTTCTTACTCACTAGATACTAAATTAGCTTTAGGTGTTGACGCAGAAGAAAAAGCTGTTTTTCTAAAAGGTCAACCTAAAAAACTAATTAAGATGATAGCTTACTTATGTAAGAAAAATAATGTTACTTCAGTTAGTATTAATGACTTGCAAGAGTTTGGTACTACTAAAGAAGCTGTTGAGTTACAGTTATCATGGCGTATTGGTGAAGTTAAACAATCAAGTAATGTTGATTACACACAAGATATACCTACTATTTGTCAGGCGTATTCTGAGTTATTTGGCAATAACGTGAACAAACCTCGCACTAAAGCAGGAGTATGTCACGCCCTTAAAATAGCTAATTAATTAACCTTTAACTTAAAAGGGCTAGTGTGAGGTACTAGCCCTTTTTTTATCTACTCTATTTCTATTGGTTAAATATTAACCATTGGTTAAATATTAACCACTTACCCTAACACATACACATATACTAGAAGTTATAAGTAAGTTAGCTTATATAACTATTTAGTCTAATACCCCCCTTGACAAATGTGCTCCCTCACCCGCTGTCCGCACCTTGGGTCCGCGTCCTTTATTGCAACTACTTTACAAATAAGTCCCTATCAAAAAAATTTTGCGAAAAAAATTTTTTGCAAAAAATATTTTCTGAACTATACTGTTGGTATGGGTTTCAAATTAAGTTTAATTCTTGGCGGTCTCTTAGTGGCTAGTTTGGCAGGTTCTACTTTTTTGTTTAATCAATTAGCACAAGCCAAAGCCAATCAAGTAATCTTACAAGATAAAATATCTGAACAAAACGAATCAATTAAAAATTATTTAGCGGACCAAAAGAAACACAACGCTCAACTAGATAACTTAGAAGCAGAAAAACAAAACGCCCTGCGGGAAGTTACTAAATTAAGAAAAACATTTGCTAAGCACGATCTTGGCAACTTAGCATTAAACAAACCGAAACTTATTGAAAAAATAATAAATAAAGGTACTCAAAAAGTTATGGATGAACTAACTCAGATTACATCTCCCCCGAAAGATGAAAATATCTCTCCTAATAGTTAGTTTATTCACGGTTCTAGGCGGTTGTGCACTACTTCCTAGAACCACCCCCGTAGATGTTAATACGATTGCGTTACCTGCACCAATGTACCACCCACCGTTGCCTATGGAAATACAAGGCGTAGAAGTTAAATTTGAAGTATTAACTCCTAAGATTATGGCAGAATATTTAAAATTAGTAGAAGAAGGCAAAGCTCCTGCTGTTGCGTATTATGCGTTAACTACTAAAAATTATGAAAACTTATCGATGAATATGGCAGAAGTTACTAGGTACGTAAAACAAATATTATCGGTAGTAGAATATTATCGTAATTATGATAAAGACCCCGCGACCAACGAAACCCCTTCTAAAGATTAACTGCTTTACTTTTTATGGCTGAACAACAATTAAAACCCGCGTTAGGTCCACTAGAACAAGCATTAGCTAATATACGCGGTGGTGGACTTAGCGGTCTTTTAGAAACTATAAACCCTGAACTACGTACCCGTCCTGATTATCAAAATATTAAAAAAGGTGCAAAGTTTGCTTATGACTTTGTTACCGATCCTTTAAATTTAATTTCAACCACACCACAAGGTTTTGCTGCGGCTAGTATTTTTAAAGGTATTCCTGCTTTTTTAATAAAGCCCTATATGAAAGAAATAGATAAAGCAGAAAAACTTAAACAAACAATATTAAGAGAACGTAACAATATTCGCGTAGACGGTAGACCTGCAGAAGTAGCTGAAGCTAAAGCTAAAGAACAATTAATAAAAGTTAATGCAAAAATTAAAAGTTTAGAAAAAGATATAAAAACAGAAACAGGAATAGATTTATCAGCACCACGAGCACCTATGGTAAATACTAATCAAGGTATTTTAAATTTAATAAACGACCCTAAAAATATTTTTCACGGCAGTCAAAAGAAAGGTATTGGTTCTTTTGAATTACCTCAAGGTTATGGTTCAGAAGGCGGACTTTATTTAGTAGATAAATTCATTGACCCTAGACTTAAACAATTTGCTAGAGGTAGACCTTCGCAAGGCGATCCTGGGTCAGCGTATATTACGGAACCTAATTTTAAAAATATGTTAACGGTAGGCGATACTTCTAAACAAATGGATAAATTATTAAAAAACCTTGAAATAAATCTTTCTAATCAAATAAAAAATCCGTTTAAAATTAGCGAACCTGCTTATCAAGTAAAACAATTACGCGATAATATTGTAGGTGTACCTACCAGTTTTACTAAAGCCGCGAGTGAAGGTTTACGTGATATTGGTATTGACGCCATTAGAATACCTAATAAACGTAGAGGTGTCGATAATAGTGATACTTTTATTTCGTTAAACCCTAGTAAAAATTTAAATATTTTAGACGAAGTACCTTACGAAGATATTGAAGGATTAATTAAAGAATTAATGAAGCGATGACCAGTAATCGTGATAAATTAAAAGCCCTACGTAATATTGACTTTTCGCATTTAACTAAAGAAGAAGCCAAAGAATTTACGGTTTTATTAGAAGAATTAGAAAAACGCGAATACCAAGAAAAATCTACAGGTACATTTTTAGATTTTGTAAAATCTATGTGGGCGGAATTTATTTCAGGCGATCATCATATAAAAATGGCACAAGCGTTTGATGATATCGCTAACGGCAAATTAAAAAGATTAATAATTAATATGCCGCCTAGACATACTAAATCAGAATTTGCTTCGCATTTATTCCCTGCTTATTTATTAGGTAAAAATCCTAAATTAAAAATTATTGAAGCTACCCACACCGCTGACCTTGCAGTTAACTTTGGTAGAAAAGTTAGGGATTTAATTGACGGTGAAGAATACCGCGAACTATTTCCTGAGACTGAATTAAAAGCGGATAGTCGTTCGGCGGGTAAATGGCTAACTAATAAAGGTGGTGAATACTATGCCGCAGGTATTGGTGGTGCGTTAGCGGGAAGGGGAGCAGATTTATTTATTATTGACGACCCGCATTCGGAACAAGACGCAATGTCAGATAAAGCTCTAGAAGAAGCCTACGAATGGTACATGGCAGGACCGCGACAAAGGTTACAACCAGGAGGTGCAATCGTTATTGTAATGACGCGTTGGAATAAAAAAGATTTAACAGGACGGTTAACTAAAAAGATGGCACAAGACGAAGGTGCCGATCAATGGAAAATTATAGAATTTCCTGCAATTTTACCTAGTGGTAAACCGCTTTGGGATAGTTTTTGGAAATTAGAAGAACTAGAAGGTATAAAAGCGTCGGTAAGCCCATCTAAATGGGCGGCACAATATATGCAACGTCCTACGGGTGAAGGTATTTCGATAATTCCTAAAGAATGGTTTAATATTTGGGAAGAAGAAAAACCACCTAAATGTCAATATTTAATACAAAGTTACGATACGGCATTTTTAAAATCCGAACGAGCAGACTTTACCGCGATAACTACGTGGGGGGTGTTTTATCCTGAAGGTAAAATAGGTGAAGAAATATATTCAGGGGATGAAGCTCATTTAATTTTAATAGATTGTATAAAAGAACGTTACGATTTTCCAGAATTAAAAAACGAAGCGTTACGTTTATACGATTATTGGGAACCTGATACGGTAATTATTGAAGCTAAAGCTAGTGGTATACCATTAGTACAAGAACTTAGACGTATTGGTATACCTGTAAATACTTTTTCTCCAGGAAAAGGTCAAGATAAAATTGCTAGATTAAATTCTGTTTCACCTATTTTTCAAGACGGTAGAGTTTGGGTACCTGATAATAGATTTGGGGAAGAACTTATGGAAGAAGTTAGTGATTTTCCCGCAGGAGAAAATGATGATTTAGTAGACGCGACAACGTTAGCGTTAGCAAGGTTTAGAGAAGGCGGATTTTTAACGTTAAGTAGTGATTTTGCTGATGATGAAGATTATTATCCTAGTGATAGGGTTTATTATTAATACGAATAGTACTATGATTCAACCTAATGGCTATTGAAAAACAACCTGTTTCAATAATTTCTACTCCTGACGAAGAAATAGAGTTAGAAATTACTGCAGAAACGCCCGAAGAAACAGAAGTTTTTTTACAACCTGACGGTTCGGTTATTTTAGGCAGTGATATGCCCGAACAATCTGAAAATAAATTTGGTGAAAATTTAGCCGAAGGACTAGACGAAAACGAATTACGTAGTATCGCTAGTGAATTAACTCAATTATACGAAGAAGATTTAGAATCTAGAGACGATTGGTTTAATACTTACGCCGATGGCTTAGAATGTTTAGGTATAAACTCCGAATCTAGGTCAGAACCGTTCAAAGGTGCTTCAGGAGTACACCATCCGATACTAGCAGAAGCCGTTACTCAGTTCCAAGCACAAGCATATAAAGAATTATTACCTGCAGGTGGACCTGTAGATACCGAAATACTAGGTCAAATAGATAATGCGAAAGCAGAAAAAGCAAATCGTGTTAAAAATTTCATGAATTACCAAATAACTTACAAAATGGAAGAATATGATCCTGAAATGGATCAATTATTATTTTATTTACCGTTATCTGGCTCCGCTTTTAAAAAAATTTACTACGATCCTGCGTTAGGACGTGCTGTTGCCCGTTTTGTTAAAGCAGAACATTTAGTAGTACCTTATTATGCGGTAGATTTACTTACCGCACCAAGAATTACCCACGTAATTCATATGAATGAAAACGAATTACGTAAATTACAGCTTTCTGGCTTCTATCGAGACGTAGAATTAAGCGATCCGATGAGTGCTACCGATAATACTGAGGTAGATGACAAAGTTGACGAGTTACAAGGCATTAGTAGAACGATAAATGACGAAGAATATACGTTATTAGAAGTTCATGTTGATTTAGACTTAGAAGGTTATCAAGATACTAACGCAAACGGTGAAGAAACAGGGGTAGCGTTGCCTTATATCGTAACTATTTGTAAAGATAACAATGAAGTACTAGCAATTAGACCAAATTACAACGAAAAAGACCCAATGCGTAGAAAAATAGAACATTTTACGCATTATAAGTTTTTGCCAGGATTAGGGTTTTATGGTTTTGGATTAATTCATATGATGGGCGGTTTAACTAAATCAGTTACCGCGTTATTACGTCAATTAATTGATGCAGGGACACTTTCTAACTTACCTGCAGGATTTAAAGCTCGTGGATTAAATATTCAACGTCACGATGATCCATTACAACCAGGAGAGTGGCGAGACGTTGATGCTCCAGGAGGAAGATTACAAGATGCATTTTTACCGTTGCCTTATAAAGAACCTAGCGGGACTTTAACACAATTATTAGGTGCTTTAGTAGATTCGGGTAAACGTTTTGCGGCAACAATAGAAGACCCGACAGGCGACGGTAATTCCCAAGCCCCAGTAGGTACTACGGTAGCCCTTTTAGAAAAAGGTCAACGTATTATGTCGGCGATACATAAAAGATTACATTACGCACAAAAAACTGAATTTAAAATTTTAAAAAGAGTATTTGGTCAATTTTTACCGCCACAATATCCGTACCAAGTACAAGGAGCTTCGGAAAATGTATTTAACGAAGACTTCGATGATAGTATTGATGTAATACCTGTAAGTGACCCTAATATTTTTAGTATGACGCAACGTATTACATTAGCTCAAACGCAATTACAAATGGCACAAGCTGCTCCGCAATTACATGATTTACGCGAAGCGTATCGTAAAATGTATATTGCCTTAAATATAAAAGATATTGACGCAGTATTGCCTGAAGAAGAACAAATACCTGCTCGTGACCCCGTTACCGAAGAACAAGCAGCAATTACGGGTAATCCTATAAAAGCGTACGAATTCCAAAATCACGAAGCATATATTGCTAGTCATAGTGCTTTTATGCAAAACCCTATGGTACAACAAAACCCTGCGGCGACAAAAATTATTGGAGCTAATATTCAAGAACACCAAGCGATGTTATATAGACAACAAATAGAACAAGCATTAGGGCAACAACTACCACCAATAGGTGAAGAAATGCCGCCAGAAATTATGAACCAAATAGCAGGTATGGCAGCACAAGCTACGCAACAAGTTACAGGTCAAGCTCAAGCGATGGCACAAGCTCAAGCCGCAGCACAACAAACGCCACAAATGCAAATGTTCCAACAACAATTAGCATTAGAAAAAGAACAATTAATGCAAAAAGAAATGGATGACGTAAGAGCTGCTGAAATAGAATTACAAAAAGCTCAATTAAATGCACAAATTAGACGAGAACAAATAGAAGCAGATTTAAGAAAACAAGACAGTAAAGATGCGATACAATTACAAGAATTAGAGCTAAAAGCAAAAGCTGACGCTGATAAGAACTATAACGAATTAGTAAAAACTGTTCGTGAAAGTAGAAACCAAAACGGAGATAATAATGCATAGAAATAGAGACTATCCCGCTCCTTCTAAAAAAGCGAGCAAACCTGCCCCTAGCGTACCTGCTATGGAAGATACTACTAAAACTGAAGTAGTAAAAGCAGGGGAAGTAAATACTGACGCTAAAGGTAATGTTGTTGGTAAAGAATCAAAAGTAAAAGCTGCCTACGGGCAAACAAAAGGACTTCTTTGGTATAATTACATTAAGTAATGGATTATATCGTAGCTACGGAGCATTTGCTCCGTAAATATCGTGAGCGTAAAGAAGCACTCACGCAAACGCTTGCTGCTGGTGGTGTTGAAGATATACAACAATACCAACGGATAGTAGGTGAAATAGCAGGTTTGAGTTTAGCTGAACAGGAAATTCAAACCTTACATTCTAATATGGAGGATGCAAATGACTGATACTGTTCCAGATCGAGTAGATAATTTTGGTAGTAATGGTGCTTCGTTAAAAGCTGAAGAACCAGTTATAGAAAACACTATTACGCACGAAAATTTAGAAGCTCATGCAAATAAGTTACCACGTCCAACGGGGTATCGTATTTTAATATTACCTTTTAGTATGTCGAGTGTTACTAAAGGCGGTATACATTTAGCTAAACAAACAGTAGACAAAGAACGTCTTTCTACTGTCGTTGGTTATGTTGTCGCTACGGGACCCGACGCATATAAAGATATGAATAAGTTTCCAGACGGAGCTTGGTGTAAAGAAGGTGATTGGGTAATTTTTGGTAGATATGCGGGAGCTCGTTTTCAAATAGAAGGTGGCGATATGCGACTTTTAAACGATGACGAAATTTTAGCGTCTATTGATGATCCCGAAGCAATTTTATCATAACAACTTGAGGAGGACTCATGCAAGAAGAAGCAGAAAAAATAGAACTAGAACTTCCCGAAGGGGAAGTTGACCCAAGGGCGGCTGATGTCGATGATTCAGTACCTTCCGTAATGGAAGAAGGAGTCGTTACAGCCGAAGAAGAACCAAAAGATGAATTAGATCAGATAAGCGATTCAGTACAAAAACGTATTGATAAACTAACTTATAAAATGCGAGAAGCCGAAAGGCAACGCGATGAAGCAGTTAGTTACGCTCAAAATATTAATAGTTCTAATAACGAACTAAAAGAAAAGTTAAAGAATTCCGATTCTTCCCTTTTCAAAGAGTATGACAATCGTATACAATCTGATATTGAAAGAGCAAAGACTTATTTAAAAACTGCTCAAGAAACAGGAGACGCGGAAGCGATTACCGATGCAACAGAAAAATTATCTAGAGCTAGTGCTGAGGCAGAAAACCTTAGAAGATTATCTGCACAACAGCAGCTTAGAGAAAAAGACCAAGCTGAAGAAGTTCCTGTTGAAGAATATAAACCCTCTATTAATGCGACGCAAACAACACCAGACCCTAAAGCAGAGGAATGGGCGTCAAAAAATACATGGTTTGGGACTGATTCTGCTATGACTTTTGCAGCTTTCGGCGTACATAAAGAAATCGTAGAAGAAGGGATTGACCCAACTTCCGATGCTTATTACCAAGAAGTTGATAAACGTATGCGAGATAATTTCCCCCACAAGTTTTCTGAAGAGCAAGCTGCCCCCGTGCAACAGGTTGCTGCCAGTAGCAGAGGTGCTACAGGTAAAAAAACATCACGCAAAATCAAGTTGACACCTAGTCAAGTAGCAATAGCTAAAAGACTAAACGTGCCACTAGAAGAATATGCTAAGCATATCGAAGGAGTATAAAATGACAGAAGATTATAAAACAGACGTCACTGACCGTAACTCACGGTCTGCAGAGACACGAGACTCTCAAACTCGCAGAACGCCTTGGAAACCCCCGTCAATGTTAGACGCACCCGAACCACCTCCTGGATATCAGTTTAGGTGGATTAGAGAAGCTACTAGAGGACAGGACGATAAGTCTAATATGTCTAAACGTATTAGAGAAGGATATGAACCTGTAAGAGCAGAAGATTATCCTGACTTTGAAGCCCCAACTGTAGATAGTGGAAAAAATAAAGGAGTCATAGGGGTAGGTGGACTAATACTCGCAAAAGTTCCAGTTGAAACCGCGGACGAAAGAACAGCTTATTTTAAAGATCAGTCTGATTCTGCGTTACAAGGTGTCGATCAAAACTTAATGCGAGAAAGTGACCCTAGAATGCCGATTAAAGATAGCGATATCCAAAGGTCTTCTAAGGTTGAATTTGGTAGTAGGAATAATTCCGACGATTAAAGTAAATTTTATTTTAGACATAGGAGGCAAAAATGGCTAATGTAAATGCACCCGATGGGTTTACTCCCGCATATCACATGTACGGTGGTACTATCAGACCTGCAAGAATGAGAATAGCTAGTGGAACTTCAGCATCAATATTTAGTGGTGATGTAGTTAATTTATCTAGTGGATATGTCATTCAAGGCACGGCGACTGGTACTCCTGTAGGTGTTTTTTATGGAGTATTTTTTACGGCAACGGATGGAACGCCTACGTTTTCAAAAGTGTGGACTGGCGGCACAGCAACTTTAGGTACAGCAGACGCCGAAGCTCTTGTATACAGTGATCCTGGGATCGTATATGAAGCTCAATTTACAGCAGGAACTCCTGCGGTAAGTTTTATCGGCGATAAGTACACTCTCTCAACAACTGCAGGTAGTACAACTACTGGCAGATCGAAAGAAGGTGTAACTGCAACTACTTCAAGTGGTGTTGCTTTGTGTGTAGGTTTTGACTTAACTCCTAGTAATTCAATAGGAGCTAATGCTAGAGCTTACTTCACCTTCCCAACTAATACATTCGCAGTTTAAGGAGAATAGATCATGGCAATTAACAGAGCACAACTCGTAAAAGAACTTGTTCCTGGACTTCATGCTCTTTTCGGATTAGAGTACGAACGATACAACGATGAACACGAAGACATCTTCGACACAGAAACCTCTGAAAGAGCTTTCGAAGAAGAAGTTATGTTAAGTGGATTCGGGGAAGCACCTGTAAAAGGTGAAGGAGCCGCGGTGGTATATGAGACTGCACAAGAATCATTTACCTCTCGTTACACTCATGAAACCGTAGCTTTAGCGTTTGCGTTAACAGAAGAAGCTATCGAAGATAATCTCTACGATACACTTTCTTCTAGATACACAAGAGCTTTAGCACGTTCTATGCAACAAACAAAACAAGTGAAAGCAGCTAACGTATTAAACAATGCGTTTAGTTCTTCATTCGTTGGTGGTGATGGAAAAGAGCTTTGTGCTACAGACCATCCAACTGTTGCAAACGTTGATTTGAGAAACGAGCTGTCTACTTCAGCTGATCTTAATGAAACTTCACTCGAACAAGCGTTAATAGATATCGCTGACTTCAGAGATGAAAGAAACTTAAAGATCAATGCACAAGCAAGAAGGTTAATCATACCACCTGCTTTGCAATTCGTAGCAGACAGACTGATGGAAACTCCTGGAAGAGTTGGTACATCTGACAATGATATTAACGCTATTCGTAACATGGGCATGGTCTCAGAAGGTTACGTAGTTAATCATTATTTAACAGATACTGACGCTTTCTTCATCAAAACTGATGTTCCTAACGGACTTAAACACTTCGTTAGATCACCTGTAGCGACCAGTATGGAAGGAGACTTCGAAACTGGTAACGTTAGATATAAGGCGAGAGAACGTTATAGTTTTGGTTTTAGTGACTGGAGAGGAATCTTCGGATCACCAGGAGCGTAATCACTTACGTTATTTAGGAAAGGGAGCTTCGGCTCCCTTTCTTTTTTGATATGGATGAGCTAGAATGACAAAACAACTAGGGATATTACAACATATCTATCGACTGACCTAGCAGACAAGCCAAGACGATAGATTAAATTAAGGAGACTTAATATGGCAAAATCAACATTTAGTGGACCAGTTAGATCACTTGCAGGTTTTATTTCTGCAGGTAATGCTAATGTGGTCAGTTTAACAGCGGATACAACTTTAACAGTAGACGCTCATGCGGGAAAAATTTTAACAACTAACGATGCAGATGGTAAATTTACTTTACCTAGTATCGTAGCTACTGCTCCAGGAAGAGACGATGAACCTAGCCAATTAAATAATTTAGGAGCTAGTTTTTTCTTTGTAGTAGAAACAGCAGCTACCGATATGGATATTTTAACTGACGGTACTGACAAATTTGTTGGTGGGCTTTACACAGGTAAAGACGATTCTACAGGTAAAACTTTTATCTCTGGTACATCTAATGATGTAATTACTATGAATGGTTCTACTAAAGGTGGACTAGCTGGTAGTATTGTAAAAGTTACTGCTATGGCTTCTGCTAAATATGCCGTCGAAGGTATAATTTTAGGTTCAGGCACAATAGTTACACCATTTGCTGACGCATAATAGGAGGTAACTTATGGCTGATACAGTAACAAGTCAAACTATCATAGACGGCGTTAAAACCGCCGTCTTGAAGTTTACTAATGAATCAGACGGTACAGGAGAGGCTTCTGTTAAAAAAGTAGATGTTTCCGCTTTATCAACAGACGGAGCAGGTAATGCTTGTTCTTCAGTAACTATAAAAAGGATTTATTGGGCGTGTAGAGGTATGTCGGTAGATATTGAATTTGACGCAACAACAAACGTATTAGCAATTTGTTTACCTACAGATAGCACAGGAGACGAAGAATACGATACGTTTGGAGGTATACCTAATAATGCAGGTAGTGGTGTAACTGGTGATATAGATTTCACTACTGTTGGACATTCTAATGGAGACGCTTATTCAATAATTTTAGTATTAACCAAAAATTATTAATAATGGCAACATCAGGTACGCGTACATTTGGTTTAGATGTAGCAACAGCTATTGAAGAGGCGTACGAACTCGCAGGGTTAGAGGCTCGTACGTCTTACGATAGTGTTACTGCTCGTCGTTCTATGAATGTTATGTTTGCTGATTGGTCTAATAGAGGCATTCAAATGTGGGAGATAGTTAAAGTAGAACTAACTCTTACTCAAGGCACTAACGAATACACAATAAATTCTTTTGATATTGATGTTTTAGACGCTTATATTCAAAGAACAGTAAGTAGTAGTGTGACTGATTTAGTCATGGAAAGAATAGACCGTAATGAATATATTAGTATTCCTAATAAAGCCACCCAAGCTAGACCCACACAGTATTGGTTAGAACGTTTAAAATCTCCTGTTATTCATCTTTATCCAACGCCCGAGAACTCAACTGACAAACTCATTTACTATGTTTGGCGTACTATTGAAGATTCTGCTGCACAAGTTAATGACGTAGATATACCTACTAGATTTGCTGCTTGTTTAGTTTCAGGGTTAGCGTATTATCTTTGTTTAAAAAAGAATATTCAAAAAGTACCTTTACTTAAACAACAATACGAAGAAGATTTAGCCAGAGCAATAGCTTACGATGAAGACCGTTCACCGTTAAAAATTGTTCCAAAACATGAGTATATATAATGTCATACGCATCAGGTAAATACGCTTACGGTATCTGCGATATATCGGGAGTTCGTTATAAATTAAAAGATATGAAAAGAACATGGAACGGTCTTTTAGTAGGTCCTGATCAATACGAATCAAAACACCCACAATTAGACCCACCAACAGTTAGTGTTGATGCAGAAGCATTACCTAGAACAAGACCTGAAATACCTTTACCTCAAGCTCAATTAGGGTTAGTAACGGTAGCAGGAGGTTTATTAGCAACTAGCGATACTATTGGTACTAAATTTGAAGGAGCTTTTGGTATAGGAGCAGTAGGCACCGTAACCGTGAGTACAGGATAATGGCAGGATTTACTTATAGTAGTTTAAAAACAGCAGTACAAGATTATTTAGATAATACTGAAACAACGTTTGTTAATAATATAAATAATTTTATTCAAACTACTGAAGAACGTATTTTAAAAACAGTGCAACTTCCTGTCTTTCGTAAAAACGTTACAGGAACATTATCAGCTAACTCACCGTATTTATCTAAACCGACTGATTTTTTATCGCCTTTTAGTTTAGCAGTTTTAGATTCGAGCAGTAATTATAGTTATTTATTATTAAAACACGTCTCCTGGATTAGAGACTATACACCTAACGCTACTACTACAGGTGCTCCATTATTTTATGCACAGTTTGATCAAGACAGTTTTATTATAGCTCCGACGCCTTCCGATAATTTTACCGTAGAGTTACATTATAATTATCGACCTAATTCATTAACTACTGTGGGTGATAGTAATCAAAGTTGGTTATCTGATAATGCCCCTAACGCTTTATTATTTGGTACTTTAGTAGAAGGAGCAGTGTTTATGAAATCTTCTCCAGAAACTGTTATGATGTATGAACAAAAATTTCAAGAAGCGTTAGCTATGTTAAAAGTTTTAGGTGAGTTTAAAGATGTTAGAGATGAAGCTAGAAGTGATAATTTAAAAATAAGCCCACAAGGAATGTCTAATGTATGAGTTAAAAGTAGGTGACGTAGCGGTAAAAACTACGCAAAACACAGGATTAAGTCCAGAATATTGGACAGAAAGAATAATGGAACGCTTAGTTCAAGTTAGTGATAATGCTGATCCTTTAGTACAAGCTCAAGCTAGAGCTTTTAAAGAAAGTATTGAACAAGTCGTTTTATTGTATATAAGACAAGCTATTGCTTCTGATAGAAGCACCGTAGCAGGTCTATTAGAAAAACAT